ATTTACTGTATTTGGGGCTTATCAGTTTTGTTGGTATTGCTAACTGCTTGTTCAGATAGATTCAGATACCCTTGCCAAGACCCTCAAAATTGGTCTAATACTGAATGTAAACCCCCAATCTGTACCGCCACAGGTACTTGTCCAGAGCAACTTGTCAAACCCGAACAGGAGAAAAAATAATGCCTACCATTGGATATAAACCTCATAACCGCCTTAGTGCTGAAGAAATTGAAGTCAGGATTTGGGCAATCGTCATCTTCTCGTTGACTATGATTCTTCTTGGCTCTGTTGCTATGTTCTTATATAGCGTCTCGTTTGTGACGCAACCCATGAATGGGATGGCAGCAATCGACAAGGTTTACACCCAACAGATCAATACCATAATGGTTTTCATCACTGGGGTGCTTGGCGGTGTAGCTGGACGTACTGCTGTCAAGGCTGTGGCAACTGCTACCGCCAAGGCTGAAGCAACTGACAACGATCCTCCCGCACCATGAGTTTGTTTAATCCTTGGGTGCTACTAGGCATCCTGATGGCGGTAGTTGGTTCATTTGGTGGCGGCTACTACAAGGGGTCGGATGATGAGAATACTCGCCAGCAAATTGAGATTGCTGCGCTGAATGCCAAGGCGAGGGAGACTGAGCAGGCGATGGCGCAAGTGGCGCAGACATATGGACAGACACTAAGAAAGGCAAACGATGTTGCAAGAATTAAAGAAACTAAGTTACGCGCTGATGTTGCCTCTGGCGCTTTGCGCTTGTCAATCCCCACCCAAAGCGCCGTTTGTCCCACCTCAGTTACCGCCATTACCGCTGGAGATAACAGCGGAGAAACACGAACCGAACTTAGTGGATCGGTTAGTGAAACTCTTATCGCCATCGCCAGTGAAGGAGATGCCGCCATCCGAAAACTCAACCAATGCATCCAAACCTACGAAACCCTGAAAGGAATGAAATGAACTTATCACCAAGTTTTACTTTAGAAGAGTTGACGCATACCGATCACCGCGAGTTTGACAATACGCCAAATGAAGATGAATTAGCCAACCTGTATCGTTTGGCTGAATTCTTGGAGGGGGTAAAGAAAGTGCTTGGTGGTAAACCGATCATGGTCAATAGTGCGTTTAGGTGTGCCGAGGTAAACAAGGCAGTGGGTTCAAGCGATAAATCACAGCATCGCCGTGGATGCGCTGCCGATATACGAGTGCCAGGCATGACGCCAGACGAAGTGGTCAAAGCAATTATTGGTTCTGATTTGGAATATGACCAAGTCATACGCGAATTTGATCGCTGGACTCATGTCAGCATCCCTAATACTGAAGATGCCGATCCTCGCGCCATGGCGCTGATAATTGATAAAACAGGCACAAGAGCGTTTGCATAATGGCACTAAACCTTGGTCAGCAGATAACCACACCGGCACAGCCAAACCTTGGCACGCCTGCGCCTGCCTATGACCAAGGTTTCTTTGGTACAGCACTTGGCGGCTTGAATGTGTACTTCACCAAGCTAACAGCAGTCTTTGCAACGATCCTCGGACCGCGTGGTGGCAAGTACATCAACAATCCCTATGGGTCGTTCCAAGATGGCACAGATCAGACGGCGGCCAATACGACAACGGCCTACGCTGTCACCTTTGACACCACCGACTTCAGCAATGGCGTTACCTTGTCGAATTCGTCAAGACTCAATGTGTCTCAGGCTGGCATCTATAACATCCAATTCAGCATACAGTTGACCAATTCGACCAATGCTCCTCAAGATGTCGATGTGTGGTTTAGGAAGAACGGCACAAACATTGATAAGTCAAACAGCAGATTTGGCTTTGCGGCAAGAAAATCGCCTGGCGACCCATTCCACATTGTTGCTGCGCTGAACTTCTTTGTCAGTCTGTCGGCCAATGACTATGTGGAGATCATGTGGCGGCCAACAGATGTTGGTGTTCAGATTGAGCATTACGCGGCCAGCAGCTCACCGACTAGGCCAGTAGTGCCATCAGTCATTGCCACACTTTCTTTTGTGTCCAATTTGTCTACAGAAACCGCATAATTAAGCCATGGCACTCATACCTCTAAAAATTCCACCAGGCGTGTACCGCAACGGCACTGAGTATCAGTCTGCCGGGCGATGGTTTGACGCCAACTTGGTACGTTGGTTTGAGAACACTCTCAGACCCATTGGCGGCTGGCGCAAGCGCTCTGCCAGTCAAATGACAGGCTCATGCCGAGGCTTACTGACTTGGCGCGATAACAGTGCAAATAGATGGATTGCTGCCGGTACGCATTCAAAGCTGTACGCCATGAATGAGACTGGCACGCTCAAAGATATTACGCCTACAAGTTTTACAGTAGGCATAGCTGATGCCGCTACAAAGACTGGCTATGGGTACTCTACCTATGGCAACTTTGCCTATGGTGTGGCGCGTCCCGATACAGGTGCTGTGACACCAGCAACGACATGGAGCCTAGACACGTTTGGCGAGTATCTCATTGCCTGCTCAAGTGCCGATGGCAAAATTTATCAGTGGCAGTTGGGATTCACAACGCCAACTATTGCGGCTGCCATCACCAACGCGCCAACAGGCTGCGCGGCTGTGATGTCTACCGCCGAGCGCTTTATCTTTGCCTTGGGTGCTTCAAGCAATCCTCGGTCAGTCAAGTGGTGCGATCAGGAGAACGACACAAACTGGACGGCATCAGCCACCAGTCAGGCGGGTGACTTTGAGCTGCAAACAGTTGGCGCGTTAAAGGCAGGCAAAAAGGTTCGCGGCATCAACTTACTGTTTACTGATGTTGATGTCCACACCGCCACCTATGTCGGCCTGCCTTATGTGTACTCATTTGAAAAGGCTGCATCAGGATGTGGTTTGATTTCAGCGCAGGCCGTGGCCGCCATTGACACTGCCGCTATGTGGATGTCTACATCAGGCTTTTGGATATTTGACGGCTTTGTCAAGCCATTGCCTTGCGATGTCTCTGACTATGTATTTCAGAATCTGAACTACAACCAGGCCAGCAAGGTGTACGCGGTACACAACTCCAAGTTTGGTGAGATATGGTGGTTCTACCCATCCGGCGCCAGCAACGAAGTTGACAGGTATGTAAGTTTCAACTACCGCGAATCACATTGGAACATTGGCTCTATGTCGCGTACAGCAGGCACTGACAGGGGTGTCTATTTGAATCCTCTGATGGTGTCATCTGATGGCTACATCTATGAGCATGAGGTGGGCTATGCCTACGACTCAGGCGTTCTGTATGCCGAGTCTGGACCATTGGAAATTGGACAGGGTGACAATGTCATGTCTGTACGTCAAGTCATTCCTGATGAGCAAACCTTGGGTGAGGTGGTGGTGAGTTTTAAGACTCGGCTGTATCCGACATCCACTGAGTCAAGCTATGGACCATATTCAGCGTCACAGCCTACTGATGTGCGCTTCTCTGGGCGACTTGTCAAAGTCAAGTACACCGGCAATGTGCTTGAGGATTGGCGTGTCGGCGTATCCAAGCTAGACATTGTTGCCATGGGTAAGAGATAAAATTCAAGGTATTAAGGGGATAAAAAATGTTTGATATGCTCAGTGGTCAATATAAGAATCTAGCGTCAAAGGGTAGGTATGGTGACACCATGCTTGCCCATATCAATCCGCAAGAGGCGGCAATGTTGCAGTCTATGGGCGGCGCTGGAACTATTAATCCTAGAACTGGTTTGCGTGAGTTTTGGCTGGACATGAATGGTAATCCAATTGGAATGCCAACACCACCAGTAACTCGAAACGACTACATGGGTGGGTTAAATTTTAAGCAAACAGTAATAGAGCCATTTGATAGAGCTTATGCAGATATTGTTCAAGGGGGTATGGGCGCACAAAGAATTACAGGCTATACATTACCAAGTGACCAAACATTTGCAAATATTCCACTTGTTACCAAGTATGACCCACAAGGTGGTTTTAATTATTTAACACTAAAGCCCGGGGAAGCCATAACGCCTGACCCAAGCCAACCAAACATCATCTCTGTGCCGCGATTAGATGCAAGTGGCAA